TCTTGCACTTAGACCTTTATGTGTGTTCTTACTTATAATGTCCATAATGTCTAACTTGCTTTTTCCTGCAATAATCATATCATTAATATCTTTTTCGCCGATGTTGTCGGACCATATCACAATTGTATCATCATTGTCAATATGTTTCTTCATACGCTTGACAATTTCTGGATTGCGTGGTTCGTTGTCATACACAAACACATAATCACCATTGCTAGGTAACTTCGTTGCATCTGCACCTGCCATAGCAATACTATTATCTATAAACATGGAATCGATTGGACCCTCAACAACATAGATTTTTTCGGAAAAGTTCACTTTGTCTAGTCCATAAAGTTTAGGTGCAGTCTCATCAAGCATAATCGTAATATACTTCGGCATCTCTTTACCGAATGCGCGACCTTGAAACCCTATTAGTTTACCAGTCTTGTCATAGAATGGTATGATAAGTCTAGGGTGGTCTTGGTCTACATTAGTGAACTTATTAGGTAATATTCTGTTGACGAATGTGTAAAACTTATTGACTAGTCGCAACTCATCCCAACGCTCTTCAGGTATCTTTCTCATCTGCATATACTTGCGTACTGGATGGTCTAAAGATAGTCTAGAAACGGTTTTAACGGTGTCTAGGAGGGTTGTTTCTTTGATTACGACAGGTTGATACTCAATCGTGTCGTGCATGGTGTGCGCCTGCTCACCATTACTATATCTTTCGAAAATATAGCGTTTATAGGTGTCAGCATCAAGTTTTTCTAGAAGTTTACCAAAAGTAGTAGATACACCGCAGTTATGACAGCGATATAACATCATGTCTTTGACACGATATAGATATCCTCTTGCTTTTGTTTTTTTCTTCGTGGAATCACCACACAAAGGACATGAGAAATTATAAAGATAGTCTTTCTTTTTCTTAAAATTTCTTAGTTTGTGCGAGATACTATGAATGTATGTAAGTTCAGTGTGCAACATAATATATAATATACATCAAAGGGTTTCATAAGTCAAGTAAAAAGTTTATTATTACCCAATTAATTTATCAAGTGGTAATGCAGATACAAGATAACCAACGACCATTGCGCCGCCAATCATAATCCAGCGCCATTGCTCTAGTTTGTTTAGTCTATCGCTTACAGCAACATGGTGTGCTTGTTGCTCTTCGCGTAACTTTTTAATTTCATCCATGATGAGTGAGTGTGACTTTTCGATTTCAGTTGTCATTTCGTTTTTATTTTTCTCTATTCTCTCATGGATGATTTCTACATTGTGACCCAAATGTCTCTCTGTAGTATCAATTTTATTTTCTTGTACTGCTATCATACGGTTAATTGAGGTCGCTACTTCCGACAACTTCTCTATGGTTAAATCGAGTTTACCGATAACCAAGTTAAGTTGTGTGATATCCCTCTTTATGAGTTCAATTTCGGTGCGTACTTCTTCTGCCATATCATTTCTCTAAACTATTTATTCTTTCTTCTAACTCATCAATCTTTTTAGTTATACGAGGATATCTTTTTCTCCAGATATCATCTGGTTCTTGTAACCAAGTCCAACCCCATCGATTAACGAGATAATCTAATGCTTCATCAAACTTTGAGTATGCCCATAGTCCCATACGAGTATCGCGAAACCATGCAAGAAACGCGGCACCTAATAAAGCACCAGCGATTGCTGTGTAAATCCACAACGTATCGCTGAACATTTTAGAGATTAACTCTCCCATGTTCTCGGTGCTGATGATTTAATTGCAAAGCGTCCAAATAGACGAACTGCATAGTATGCGGCATACTTCTTCCATGATGCTACGAGTGGTTCAGTCTCACCCATTGCTTGCAAGAAAACACAATCTGCAATCTTACGACATGCTTCTAAGTCTGATGCACTAATCTCACCGCGTCTTGCGTTGATACGCTCATACATGATATCATGAATAACTGCAGGTCGTGCAACATCAAACGGTGCAATGAATGCCCAACATGCTCTAGGAACTGATGCCAAGTCTGTAACGTATCCAAGAGGTACTGTAATCTTACCTGATGATGTGATTTTGATATCAACTTTACATTCTTTCAGTTTTGCAATCTCACTATCTAATAGTGCCGCGGCATGAAATGTAAGAGGTTTTTCAAGTCTCCATTTGTTAGGTCGTTTAAATGCTCCTACGAGCAGTCCATTCCATTTTTTATTTGACATTCTCTTCCTCTTTCTGTGGTTCATAATACTTGCGATATTGTATAATTATTTCTTTTTGTGTCGCAAGATACCCTTTTATATCTGCTATATTTAGTGCTAGTGCTTCGTACCCATCTGTTGTCATTGCAAATAGAGCAATAGGTTTACCTTGCTTCTCTAAATCTGCGAATACTGCTTCTGCATTTTCTCTTGTGACAACAACCCACTCAACTTTTTTCATGTCAAGCGGTTCTGGATTAGGTAAGTTCAGTCTAGGTTTCTCTACTGCTACCTTCTGTGTCTCAATTGTTTTAACACTAGGTAGAAAACTACAACCAGTCAATGCTACGAGTAATAGACTACTTAGTAAGATTTTCAATTTCATCTAATACACCCATGGACCCTTTATTAATAATTCTTTCAATTAGTTTTGGTTTCTCTACTGCAAGAAAATTCATATCATGCTTTGCAAGTTTCTTTTGCAACTCATCTTTTGTCTTGTTTACTTCGTTAATTTTATCGTTAAGAGCAACATTTGACTGAAGTATCTTTTCGTAGGATTCTTTTGTCTGTGCTATTACTGCTTTTTGTTCTTCTACTGCAGTCTCAAGTTTTGCTTGATTGAGTACAAGTATTTCATTTTCATGTTGTAACTTCTTAACATAGTAAATGGCGCCAGAGGCGCCAACTAGTGCTACAATAATGAATAATATTTTAATCTGTGTGAACATCTATCCATTCCTTTAGTGATGAAACTTTTTCTGCTCTTACTGGTCTTTGAAGTTTTTTCCAACGACCACCACCATTAGGATTATATCGAATTGCTTTTTGATTACCTGTATCTGCACATTGTAGAATAATCATACCATCTGGATTTCTTCGTGCAAAGTTATAGATACTCGCTTCTGCTTCATCTTCTACATTTAAGTATTTGCTCCAGCGTTCAAACTTCTTTTTACCTTTAGCAAAACGTGAAAATACATCAGGTGTTACTGTAAACATTGCAGTCTTGCGTTTCTTCTTGCGAACTACAACAGTACTACTATCATCTCCAGTACCTGCTACTGCAGGACCTGTTGCATTAGCGGCGGCATCTTCCCACTGCTTTCTGATTGCTTGCTCTGCTAGATAAAATCCAGGACGATATTGCATAGCATCAAGTTTCTCTAATAAGACATCATCTGTCTCAAAAAATTCTTCTTCTTTAACAATCTTTTCTTTAATTAACAGCAATGCCGCGGCGTAATTAACTAAACGACTTTTTGCAAATGGAACCTTTTCAAGTATTCCACGCAAACGAAACACAAGTCTGTGTAGTAAAGTGTATGAACTTTCTTGGTCTCTGTTAATAAAATTACGCATTGGAATTAACTGTTCGCCTTTTTCGTTGATAATCCCAAGACGATATGCTTCAGTGTCTTTGTAATCGACAGTGAATAAACGCAGTACTCTCAGAGTGATTAAGTTATCAACTAATTTAGACATTTATAATTCTCTCAATTCTTTTACGATTTTCTGGTCAAGTACGATATCTGTTTGCTCATCATCTTTCATGTAGTTTAAAAATACTAAAAATGTTTTAAGTGCAGGCAACATATCTGTTTCTATTTTAAAGAAAAGCATTCTTTTCGTTGCATCTGCTCCAAAAACATTATATAAAACCACAACATGATTAATAAGTAATCTAGTTCTTAACTGTCCAGTTTCAACATATTTCTTTAACAGTCTTTTAATATATTTAATTCGTTTCAAGTCTTCTTGAAACTCCTCGAGGTCCATGCAATGAGGATTATTATATGCTTTCATTGCATAGACCAAGAAGTTTTTATTCGTCAATTCAATATCATTCATTATAATATGTATACTGACTAATTATGCAATTTTAGCGTATACTTTAGTCAATCCATATGGAGTTGTTTCATACTCAATCTGAAGATTTAAACCTTCAGCAGGATTTTCATTATCTAAAGCATCAATTGCAGTGTCAATACCCTTACCAGTGATACCACCATACTGTGTCAGAGGAGCAGACGCGGTGCCTTTTCCTTCTGTCATAGCAGGAATATCAAAAGTTAGACCAATAGTCTGCAACTTACCTTGAAGTTGTACTAAAGCGCCTTTAGGATTCAAATATTCACGAATACCAATAGTACCGACAAGCGCATTCAATTGCTGAAGACTTTCTGGATTTTTGATGTCGTTAAGTGCTAAGTCAGTACCATCTGCCATTGGTGATTGTGAATAACCATCCTCTAACAAATCTGTAATTGTCTCAACAACATTCTTTCCATTAGTATCGAATGTCATAATATCCATGCTCTCATCAAGCGATTGAACTTCACTTGATGGGTTTAAGATATTAGCAACAGTCTCTTCAATTGACTTGCTTTCATTCTGACGTTTCAGAACTGCGGCAACTTGTTTATGATTGGATAAACCTTTTGCAAGTTTCTCAATTGCTCTAACTGCACCACTCATGTTACCACCAGCATAGCGTTTGTCTGATGCGATACCAATTGCTTGTTTAACTTGCATTGGTGTGTATGACTTCTCATCAATTTCTACGCTTTCAGATGCTTTTTCTTTTTCGCGTTCTGCTTTCATCTTTGCTTTTTCAGCATCGATACCTGCTTGTGCTTTCTTTAGACGCTCACGGTCTGCTTGCTTCTTTTTAATTTTAGCAAGTTTAGCATCTGCGGCGTCTGCACGTCCAGCAGTAGATACACGAACATTACCTTGCTTGTTCACTACTGCTTTCTTTGCTAGATTGTATGCACCCTTACCAACTGCGGCAACGCCTTTGGCGATGCCACTGACGATGCCTTCTTCTAGTTCATTAAGTTCCTCATCGCTGAGAGTTTCAAGAAACTTATCGAAATCCTCTTCGTTCAAACTCAAGAAGGAATCAAAAGTTTGTTCGGTGAGGTTTTGTTTAAATGATTTCATTGAAACCTCCTATTATGCGATTGTGCAACCATTGTTTGATAAAATAATCCAATTACTGTTTGTAAATAACAGTGTGATAGTATCGTTAGCATCTTCCATAGTAATAGAAGTGCCGTTTGCAAAGTTTGATGGATCAATTTGAACATCACCACCATCAGTGATAAGTGTGATAATTTTGATTTGTCCTTGTGTACCATCTGCGAGTGTAAGTGCATTTGCACCAGTTGTGGTTGCAGATGATGTAATCTGACTGATTGCACTAGTCAGGTTAATAGCAACAGTTGCTCCAGCGGCAGTGATTGCCTCTGGTGTTGCTTTAAATGCAAGATACCCATCAAGTTTGATGTTAGTATCAATTCCAGCAAATAGATTTGATACTGTTAGTTTTTTGTTTGCTCCACCTTGTACAACGTGTAAAAGGTCAGCGGATGCGCCACTAGTAGCGGCGGTTAGTTCACTAATTTTTTGGTCTGCCATGTTAGTCTCCTATTTTGCAGTTATTTTTCACTCTATGCTTTTAACAAGACATAGACATTTCTAGGTGGGCGCAACTAAATGGCGCCCAATAAATTACGCACTAATTGTAAGTGTGCTTGTTACACCAGCGATTGCGACTGCGGCATTAACTGCTTCGCCATCAACCAAGGTACCACCAGCAAGTGCAATATTCTGGTCAGCAATTGACAATACATCATCTTCTGCTACACCACCATCAGCGGCGGCATAAGTAGCACGGAATGTAAGTTTGTTGCGTCCTGAACCTGACTGGTAAGTTGCAGTAAATGTTGCGTCTGTACCAGCACCTGCTTGGTCGTTAGTTACTGTGATAGTTGGTGAACCAGTTACAGTAATCTTCTCGTTGAATGAAACAGCAATGTCGATGTTACCACCTGCCGCTTCGCTGAACGATGTAGTTGTGAAGTTAACTGCAGTTACGTCTGCAATGTTTAGTTTAGTAGAACCAGACAATTGTCCAATTGCTACTAATACTTCTTCTAGACCCGTATTTGGATCACGATATACCCATCCGCGACTATCTGCGAATGTATCTGTTTTTTGTGCGGCAGTTAACCATTTAGGTTTTGCCTCGTTTGCGTCTGTTGCGCCCCATGAAGACATAGTTTATTTCTCCTATTTGTTTATGTTAGAAACCAAGTTTCTTTAGACTATTTATAGTATTTTTTGCGCTAGTATGATGAATACCTATACCACCTTGCGCTTCCCATTCTCTAATGTTTTTGATGTAATCATCAATTAAGATGTTTGCTACACCATCACTCATAGCATATTTTTGTTTGTCTTCTCGTTTTACTAGATTGATACGCTGTTTAGGTATCATTAAATGTCTTTTAATCCAAGAATTCTTTCCATCTTTACAATTCTTATCCCAGTTTGCATATGCAGATAGAATATATGGATGACTAGATTTGACGTACCGAAACAACTCGGCACCATCTTTCATCCACTGAAGATTATGCCAGAAGTCACTTTTCTTTTCTACTTGTGCTTTGATTTTACCCTTTGCACCTTGGTTAAGGTCAGGTGACGTAAAGTCTTCACCGGTTGTGTCTTTAATACCTCTAATGAAATCACAAAGAACTCCATCCATATCTAGGTATATCTTCTGTTGACCTTTTGCTTCGAACTGTAGTAATGATAATGTCATCTAGTAATCATCTTCCTCTTTAGGTTTATCCTTAATATTATGTGTGACTTTCATTGTAGTCTCTCTGTTGTTATTGTCGAACTTCAATTCCATGCGATTTGTTATCTCATGGTCAGGTGTCTCTTTTAACTTCAACTCTAGTATAACAGATTTATCACAAAAGTCAAGTCCTAAATCACGAACTTTCTTAATAAAGTTAAACCACAAATCTTCTACTTTAGGAACATCGTCCCTTGTAAATTGCTTTGCCATAACACTAACTGAAAGTGACTGATACTAATCAGTCTCTTTATCTGCTTTCCAATTTGCGTCAATATAATTATAGAATGCTTTTTTATCAGCGGAAGATAACTCCGAAGGTGACTTAACACCACGCTTTGATAGTTCTTTAGCAAAGAACTTCTGATATGCACTCTGGTCTTTCTCTTCGATTTCCGGTCTTTCTCTCTCTTTTAAGATGAACGGATTGTCAATTCCCAAACTCATTTTTTTTCTCCTTTAGGTTTTTCGCCGCGCTCTTTCTTAGAGATTGCGATTGCCGCTTGTTGTGCGGCACTTACTGCTTCTTCTTTATGGTCAATGTTCGCATATAAACTTTTCATATCTTCATGCGTTGCTGATAATTTATTTTGCATCCACTCAGGAAACTCACCGCCACTTGAAAGATGCTCTTTTATTTTACCAGCGGCATATGACATAAACTCTAACTGTTGCATTGCCATTGAACCTTCGTCTGGTGATGCTGGTTCGTCTTGTTCTGTAATCTGATACTGATAATGGTCGAACTCTGCACTCTCACCTCTAACTTTTTTAGCAAGGTCGGCGTCTGTTTTACCCCATGTACCAGAAGATTTAGTGACAAATGAGTTAACTCGCGCCATACCCCATTGTTGTGGAGTAGTTCCTGGACGATGACCACCTTTCCAAGCGGCAACTCCTCGTTCGTATACTTGCTTCAATACACCAAGAGGCATACCAGACTTATCTGCCTTTTTCTTCAGACCTGCTTCTGCACTCTCAGTCATTTCTTCTGAGTACATTTCATTCATAGTCTGACGCATTGATTTGTAAATTGTTTTATCTGTCATTTATCTTCCCATATCTTGATTACAAGATTCCCTGTGCCTTTAATTACTCTGTGAAATTCCATTGCTGGAATCTTATATATCTTACCTTTTTCTAGTTTCTTAGCAGGACGATTATCTAATTGCAACATCCATCCCTCACCTTCTAGAATAGTTATCTCTCTAGTGTATTTATCCCTGTGCCAAATTAACTCATCACTCTCAACGTCTTCGCTGAAAGTTCGAACATCATCTACTTGAGTGTAGGGTTTACCAGAAATAGTTTCCACCACCAGATAATCCTAACTGTTTTGCAAAGTACGGCATACGACATGCCCAATATCCAGGTTTAGTCTTGTCTTTCTTAGTATCACATTGGTGCCTTGCGGCGAATGACTTTCTTGCTTCTGGATCATTTAACTTTATCTTTAGACCAGTTGTGTCGCCCCATGATACTTTTTTGATGTTGCCTGATTTAGGGTCTTTTACATAAACATAGTATTTCTTAGGTCCACCTGCTTTAGGTTTATTTAATTCTGGTTGTTTCTCTTCTTCTTCCATCATAGGACAATCAAGAGGAACATGCTGTCCTTCATATAATGCATGTGACCCAATGTCGGATTCAAGCAACTCTCTGTCAAAACCAGACAGTTCTTCAATTTTGATTTCTTTTTTCCACTGATTAAATGTCTCATAATACATCTCAGAACCAACTCTATATTGATTACTTTCAATCAAAGGAGAGATTGCTTCGAATTCTTCATTGCCCCGCATGACAACATCCTTCTTATTTTGACCACGCAGACGCTTCATCTCTAGTTTACGCAAAGTAGGAATTAACTTAATAGAGATACGTTTAATGACTGATTGTTTCTTAGCAATAAACTTTTCGATTTGTGCTTTTTGTGCCATACCCAATGAAGAATATGGTTTACCTTTAGTAAAACGCTTACGCAATAGATTTCTTGCATGACGTTTTGCTCTCATCTTCAATTTCGCAGGAGATGACATACGCTTCAATGCAATCTTTCTTGCTCTTGCAATCTTACCTTTATTCTTACGCATGATTTGCGCTCTTTTAAAACGCTGTGCGGGCGTTAATGCTTCTTCAGTATCAACCCATGAATAGTTATCTTCTTCTAAATCATCATCGTCTTCACCCTCTGGAGGTAAAGGTAAGTCATCTTTATCATGGTCTCCATCTCTATCTTGGTCTGGATACACATCATCAACGTCTTCAATTTCATCATAGTCGTTAATAAGTTTGTCGAGTTGCGCCTCTAGGTCGTCATCATCAACTTCATCAGGATCAGGAACATCAATCTCTTTATCTTCATCACTCTCTTCTAAAAATAAGTCAATGTTCCATTCTTCATCTAATTCGTATTCTTCGCGAACTGCAATAGGAAATTTAAGTTGTTTCATAACTTTAGAAAATACATCAAACTTCGATAAGTCAAATCTGTTATCGCCTTCAGCATTTTTCTTGTTTACAAACTTAATAAGTTCTCTAGCAACTTCAGGTGTAACTTTAACAATCTTACCATCATCTAACTTAACATCTTTTGGTCTTGTATCTCTATTAGTTTCAATATTTGCTAATACTTTTTGAATAGGACTCTGCTTTACTGGTTTCTTTTTCTTACCAAAGAATTCACGCAACTCATCTTCTTCGTAATGAGATAAACGACTATCATGCTCAGTAACATCTTTCGCCATTGTGCGATACCACAATTTAATTTGCGGGTCTAATAGTCTCTTACCAACAGTAAATTTTCTAGCATCTCTGAACATCTTTTGAAGA